CGGAAGGCCAAGGCCAACCCGACAGAAGAGGTCGAGTGCATCCACCTGACCCATCCACGTTCTGAACTGAAGACAGGCAAGGCACGCCAAGACGAACGACCGTGGCGCTCCGTCTACATCCTGAAGGCCAAGGAGAAGATCGTCCGGGAGTCGGGCTACTGGAGTTTCCCCTGGCAGATTGCACGCTGGGGACGCGACTCTGGCGAGATGTATGGCCGGGGTCCGGCTTGGATGGCGCTATCTGACTGCAAGATGTTGAACGAGATGGGCAAGGTCTTGATCTCCCAGAGCCAGAAGCTGATGGCACCGCCGCTACTCGTACCTGATGATGGCGTGTTGACCCAGATCGACACGAGTCCCGATAGCCTCAATATCTATCGAGCAGGTGTGTTCAAGGATGATCCCATCCGTCAGCTGCCAGTGAGCGATAAAACACTGATCGGTGAGAAGATCGTGTCCCAGCGACAGGAGATGGTCGAGCGGGCGTTCTTTGGTCACCTGCTCCAGCTCTTTGACGGAACGCCAATGACGGCAACCCAGACACTGGAGATGGAGACCAAGGCAGCACGCATCCTGGTCTCTACCTTGGCGCGTGCTGCGGCGGAGTGGGCAGAGCCCAACCTGCGCCGGACCATGGATGTGGCCGAGCGTGGCGGTTTACTTCTTCCCAGACCTCCGCAGATGGAGGATGTCCCGATCACGATCACCTACCTGTCGCCCGTGATGCGGTCGCAGCGCCAGCAGGAGTCTCGGGCGATTCTCAACACCTGGGCTGCAGCTAACCAGATTGCCCCTGCCAGTCCGGAGGTGTTGGATCTGTTGGATGCCGACATCAGCATCCGAAAGATTGCAGAGGCCGAGGGCGTCCCGCCGGAAATCCTGGTCAATGATGTGATGGTGGCTCAGATGCGTCAGATGCGCGCACAGCAGCAGGAACAGCAGCAGATGATGGAGAAGATGAGTCAGGCTACTGAAGCGGCTGGCAACATACTGCCGGGTGCGGCACAGTACATCAAGGCGACGCAGCCGCCGCCTGGAGGCCCGCTGACCTGATGAAGGCGCTCGCAAATGTGGCCGAGCTTCGGTTGCACCGACTTCGGATGCGGCGTTACTACCGGATGTGTTTTGAGGGTCCTGGGGGCAAGATCGTCCTCTCGGACCTCAAGTCATTTTGCCGATCGGATCAGGACCTGTTCGATACAGATGCGCGTAAGGAGGCCTATCTCCTCGGGATGCGCCGGGTCCTGCTTCGGATCACCAGCTTTTTGAATATGAGCCTTGAGGACGTCGAGGCTTTCGGACTACCCCATGAGGTCGAGGAGGATTCCAAATGAGTGAAGGAGCCGTACCGCGAATGGAAACGCCCGAGGTCGTGGGTCAGACCGAGGAGACCGGAGAGTCTACAGGGGCTTGGCAAACGCTGGTTGGCAGTCTACCGGAGGGTCTCCAGCAGGATGTCAATATCGGACGGCACCAGTCGTTCGAGAGCATGGCCAACGAGTACGCGAATCTCGTTCCGGCCATCGGCAAGAAGGGCGTTCTCCTACCCAAGGCCGACGACGTTCAGGATGTCCACCGTTTCCTGAAGGAGCTGGGGCGTCCGGATACGCCGGACGGTTACGACCTGACCGAGTTCACTCCGACTGAGGGGGTGCCCTGGAGCCAGGAGAATCAGGACTCGCTGGTCAAGCTCTGCCATGACTCCGGTGTGACACAAGGCCAGATGGGCAAGCTCCTCAAAGGCTACGTCGATCTCCAGATGGAACAGTACCAGTCGATTATCGACCACTCCCAGAACGATTACGACACGCAGGCACAGGTACTACAAAAGGAGCTGGGCGCGTCGTATCAGCGATCCGTCAACCTGGCTTCCCGTGCCATTGAACACCTGTTCAAGGAGAACGGTGAGTCGATGCTTCAGGCGAGGCTGGCAGATGGCACTGTCCTGGGCAACAACCCGACCTTCATCAAGGGGATGATCGAGCTGGCCGGTCTGATCGGAGAGGACAATCTGGTGTCTGACGGTGGGATGATGGCTCCGGGAGCCATGACTCCTGCCGAGGCGAAGTCCAAGATCGCAGCGAAGCAGAACGACAAGGACTTCATGGACGCCTACTTGACACCGGCACACGCAGGACATCCTGCGGCCAACGCCGAGATGGACTCCCTCTATGCCCAGGCGCATCCCAATGACAAGTGAAGCGACAACTGAGGGTGCTGGCCTGCGGGCAGAGTGGGTGGCGGTGGAGTGCATGCGCTTTGCCCAGATCGTCCGAACGGGTAGCTACACAGCAGATTCACCCGAGACCACAGCCCAGGAGATATTCGACTGGACCTACGCCAAGCAAGAGGTTTCCCTTGCCTTGGCAGCTCTGCGAGCCTGCATCGACAACCGTACCGGAGGAGCCTCCGTGGAGGGGATCTTGCGGAAGGCTGACGAGACGTATAGCTTTGCATGCAAGATGAGGCAGCGCGCCGAGGGGAAGCCTTCAGTAGTGGGGGGTACGCCCTCCAAGAAGGTCCTTCGGAAGAAAGCCTCGAAAAAGCGGGTAGCCACTAAGTCCTAGTGGTCCGCACCATCGATTAGGGTCCGGAGACTCCGGGGAGCCCTTGAAGCAACGCACTTGTCTTTGGACAGGTTTGCTCAAGGAGGTTACTCGTGAGCAACGAAATCGAAACACATCGAGTACAACGGTACACCGACGGCATCACTCTGCTCGCACAGCAGAAGATGTCACGACTCCGCAATCGGGTGCGTGTCGAATCCGGGGTGAAGGCGAAAATCTCGTTCTTCGATCAGATCGGTCTGACGACAATGACCGAGAAGACAACCCGGCACAGCGATACGCCACTCATCGAGATCCCGCATCGGCGGCGCGCTGTGATTCTGAAGTTCTACCACACAGCCGATCTCATCGATGGCAAGGACATCAATCAGGTCCTGAACGAACCGGCGGGGGCCTATGGCATGACCATGGCCTCGGCGGCGGGACGCACGATTGACAACGAGATCATCGGTGCGGCGCTGGCCACTTCAAAGACAGGTGAGGATGGGACGGGTACAGCGCCCTTCGTCACCGCCACGCACCAGATCGTCCACGGATCCGATCCGCTGACGATCGGCAAGGTGCTGGCCGCGAAGCGGATCCTGGATGGCTCGGAAGTTCCGAGGGACCAGACCCGTCACGCCGTCGTGACGTCAAAGCAGATCGAGGACATGCTCAACACCACGGAAGTCGCATCGAGCGATTTCAATACTGTGAAAGCTCTTGCCCAGGGGAGCATCAGCTCTTACTGTGGTTTCGAGTTCGAGCAGACTGAGCTGGTCAACGCTGTTGCTGGTTCACCGACGGTTCGGGCGTGTCTGTTCTATGCCCAGAACTCGCTTCTGCTGGCCATCGGCCTCGACATCCGTGGTCGGGTCTCGGAGCGGGACGACAAGGACTACTCGACTCAGGTCTACTACTCGATGCGCGTAGGCGCGACGAGAATGGACGAGGACGGGGTGGTCGAGGTTCAGTGCCAGGAGTAAGCTCCAGCACTGGGTGAGCAAGAAAACCGGGGATGCCCCCGGCGCGGGGATCGTGGCGGGGGCATCTTCCACAACATCGTTGAGGGGATCTGAACGATGGCGACCTTCTACAGCAATCACTACGGACCTGAGATGGGCGAGACGGGCCATTTCACCACACTCAAGTCGCCGGTAGATACCGTTGCGGCAGGATTGGGGCACAGCCGCCTACGGCACAAGGCGTGTCAGTTCATCGTACCGAGTGGTCAGGACATGGCGATCCAAGACACCATCCGGCTGATGGATGTCAGCTCGACCGATCGACTGGTGCAACTGCTCTTCACTTGCGATGGCAACTTCGGAGCGACCGCAGCAGCAAACTTCGGACTGGCACTGAAGGGCACGAACAACGACGGTGCCCTGGTGGAGACTGCGGGTGCGAACGATCTGTTTGGTTCAGCGGTCGTGATATCGAGTGCAATCGCTCGGGTCGATGTTGCCCTGGACGGCACAGCTGCGTGGGATCGATGCAAGCCCATGTGGTTCTTCGCCGGGGCGTCTGCGGACACTGCCGTGGACTACACGATCATCATGGAGTGGGACACCAATCCGGCCGCAACTGACGCTGCGACCGAGTGTCTCTGCGAGCTGATCTACCTGTCCGGCGACTGATTCATTCAGGGGGGTCGAACAACGACCCGGGGGGGCATCGGACTCAGCGGCTCTGATCCGGTGCCCCTTCTTGCAAGGGGTTTTGAGACATGGCTGAACCGCCCGAAGTTGCTGCCGCGATCGACATCATCAACATGGCCTTCCAGAAGATGGGCATGAAGGCGATTGCCAACATCGATGTGGACAACAAGGCTGCACGGTTGGCCAAGTCCACCTACGCCTCGATCCGCAACGATGTGCTTCGGAGCCACCCGTGGAACTTCGCCACGGAGTACCGTCAGCTTTCTGCAGGCACACTGCCTGCCGGGGCCTGGGACTACGACACCGCCTTTGACCTACCAGCCATGGGTGAGTATCTGGCAGTCCACGCCGTACAGGGCCAGACCTCACAGGTTGGTGATGAGTGGGCCATCGTGGGCGATCAGATCCTGACCAACTTGGCAAATGGCACCGCCGATGCCCCTACCCTCAATGTCCTCTTCATCAAGCGTGTGATCGACGTCTTGAAGTACGATGCTTCCTTCATTGAACATCTCTGTGAGAGGCTCCAGGCGGAGTGGGTCGAGCCGCTACGTGGTGTCACGAATCTGGCAGAGGCCAAGATGGCTGTCTCTGATGAGAAGGGCAGGCGGGCCATGAGCGCCGATGGGATGGAAGGCACACCACGAAAGCTGGAGTCCAGTACGTTCGTTGATACGAGGTAGCCGGTGCCTACCGTCCATACCATCAGAAGCTCTTTTAACGGGGGCGAGATCAGTCCCCGGGCCTTTGGCCGTACAGACATCGGTGCCTACCGCGCTGGTGCGAAAACGATCAAAAACCTCATCTGTACGCCCCAGGGTGGCTTGCTACGTCGTCCTGGTACGCGCTATGTCGCAAACAGTCTCGGCGGTGGAACGACTGGCAGCTGGCTGATTCCCTTCGTCGTCTCCACTGTAGACGCCTACATGATGGAGTTCTCAGACTACAAGGTCCGCTTCTATCGTGAGGGGGGCGCACTCCTCTACGGCAACGTCACTTTCCAGGCCGTAGACGTCAACACCACCGCGAACCAGATCGAGTCCGTAGGCCATGGCTTCTACCATGGCCAGAAGGTGACGTTCACTGCGGGCGATACGCTGCCGACAGGGCTGAGCAGTGGGCAGGACTACTACGTCGTGCTTCCAAAAGCGGTGCGATGCAACTCCATGACAAGTGCAACGCCGAACGTCATCACTTCAGAGAGCAACCACAACCTGGACGTAGAGATGGGTCCTTACGAGTTCTGGGCTCACAACTCGAACGAGTTCAACTTCCTTGGCAAGAGCTACTACATCAACAGTGGTGGCTTCGCTGCAGGCACCTTCAGCGTCACAACGACAAAGGGATCTACGACTGGGCAGGAAGGTGGCACAGATGCGACCAACAACATGTCGCTATGCCCAAAACCAGAAGCGCAGCTGGACACCTTCCGCCTTGCTGGGGATCCAGAGAATCTCCAGTCTACGGTGGTAGACATCTCAGGTACAGGCGACGGGACCTTTGCTGCTGCAGATGCGACCGAAGTGGTCGAACTTGAAACGCCGTGGTCGCTTGCAGAAGTCAAGGAGCTGAAATACGCGACGAATGCGGAAACGATGTTCTTCTGGCACTCAGACCATCACCCGATGCAGCTTCAGCGGTTCAACACGAACTCCTTCTTCCTGAGTAGGATACCGTTCAAGAGTGGCCCCTACGGGAGCTTCGCGCCTGCGGGTGACGGCGTGACGATGACCGCCACTGGCGGTTCCGCAAAGGTCGGTGATGTCGGTACTGTGACGGTCACTACGGACTTCTTCCGTGGTACGGACATGGGCCTCAGTGTGCGTAAGAACTACGAAGACCCCGA